CCATGAAAGCTAAGCGGAACGCACTTGTTCGAAAGCTTGACAAGAAGCCCACGAAGAATGAGAATGAAAATGAAGCGATGGAAGCTTCGAGGTTGTTCAATGTTGGTGGCGGTGTCAAGAATCTTACACGGGGTAAGAATGAACGTGACGTGAACAAAAACGTTCTCGAAAAGACCCGCAAACTCGTTGGATTTGGCATCGGTGGAAAATCTCGTGAAAAGTTCTTGGCCCGTGGACGTGGTATGCAGAATACCCAGCCTCTCGTGAAGGAACTCGATGAGCGCCTGACCCTGATCAACAAAGTGAAGAATCTTCCTAACCGAAAAGATCTCGAAAAGATGATTCGTGATTCCAACACTATTATTAACAGGGTTCGTATTGCAGTCAAGGTGAGTCAAAACAAACAAAACAAGAACATTTCGAATGCTTCAAAGTCTCTCGTTGCCGGTGCGATCGGTAAGATTCAGGAGAAGGAAAACAAGAACATCTCAAATGCTTCGAAGTCTCTCGTTGCCGGCGCGATTGGTAACCTGAAGAAAAAGAACGCGGCCGCTACGAAAATCCAAGCTGGATTCCGTGGGAAGAAGGGTCGTAACCAGGCTCGTCGAGCTTTATTGAACAAGGCACCCGTAGCGGAGACATTTGTTTCTGAACCGAAAATGACCAACAACCCACTCTTTAACGTTAAACCTTCGTTCAGGGCTCTTGTACAGAAAAACAAGGAAAAGAGGGTCATGAATGCGGTCAAATTGGCTGGAAAAAAGGTGGCACTCTCTCGCGCCTCCGGGCCCGAGCGTGTCAAGATGGCGAGGAATTTGGCTCCCGCTAAGCAGGAGAATGTCAAGAAGGTCGCTAATGCTGTGAAGGTGTTCAACCGCCAAAGTGCCACCAGTGCTATAAATCGTTTGAAGAAGCTCAGTCTCGCTGAGAAGACCAGGTACAAGGGGCAAATTAGTGGGGCGAATACGAAAGCTCGAATCAAAGAGATTCAGGAGAGTGCGGTCAGGGAAGATGCCCGTAAGAAGGCTGAAGAGAATCGGGCAAAGGACGAAGAGCGTAGGAAGAAGGCGAATATGGAAGCTGAGAGAGTACGATAGCTGAAGAATAAAAAGAAGGTGCGCGAAGCTGCTGAACGAGCTGCTGTTTCTGCAAAGAAGATGCTCACCGAGACTGATAAGATGAAGGCGAAAGCCAAAGAGAACAAAAAGTTCAACAACAAACTTGCGGAAAAGAGGCGACTCTTGAGAGAAAGAGAAGCTAAGTTGGGGCCTAAAAAAGGTAAAATCAAGAAATAATGATTCACCCCGACGACGATTGTACCGTGGTGACCGATATGCCCCTCAGTGATGAAGTTGCAGACTTTATTGATCGGGGTCTCCACCGAGATATGTCCAAAGAGGATGTGGAGGACTGGTGTGATCAAAATTTGGATAACGTAGTAGCCATATATGAGAAGTATCGAGGTACATACTTGTCATATGGACAGGCGGACATGACGCTCTTTTTTGCCCAGACTGTCTACGAGAGAGATGATGCACGTGAGATGATTAGTCAATTTGTAGATTTTCAATAATTAAAGAAATAAAGTGCCTTCATTCTAATGACACACTGTGATGTCTGTTGTGAAAAACTGAACAAGATAAATCACAAAAAAGTCCAGTGTCCTTTTTGTGATTTAACGAGTTGTAGATCGTGTTCTCAGAGGTACATCTTAGAATCGTTCCAAGACCCACATTGTATGGGGTGTAAAACTTTATGGAACCGTGAGTTTGTAGACTCCTTCTGTACAAAGTATTTCAGGAATACTGAACTAAGACGACACAGAGAGAATGTGCTACTCGAACGGGAAAAGGCACTCATGCCCGAGACACAACCAGAAGTTGAACGTATCATACAGATGCGAAGACTTCGTCGTATCATTCGAAAACAAAAGGAAGACCTGATTGAACTTCATCATCGATACGGTGCGTTCGACCATGATCAACCCCTACCAGACGAGATTCATACTCTTTATCGTGAGATGGAAAATACATACAGACACCTTGAACAAATTCGAATGAACGGTACGACAATCGATAACGAACCGAGGCGTTTTGTGCGCCAGTGTCCCGTCGAGGAGTGTAAAGGCTTTCTCAACGAGGAATGGTATTGTGGGTTATGTGAAGTTAAATACTGTAAAGACTGTAACGAACCAATAACCCCCGACCACGAATGTAATCCGGAAACTGTCAAGACGATGAAACTTTTAAATAGGGATAGTAAGTCGTGTCCAAAATGTGGAACAGTCATCCATAAGACGAGTGGTTGTGCTCAGATGTGGTGTATTTCGTGTCACACAGCATTCAATTGGCGCACGGGGGAAATTGAGAGTGGTCGAATACATAACCCACATTTCATAGAGTTTAAAAGGAAAGTGATGATGTCCAGGGAACATGGAGACATCCCATGTGGTGGTGTCCCATCATTCAGGGAGCTTCGTGAGATTGGTGCCACGAATGAAATACTTCAATATGCGATGGTCGTGCATCAAATGGAACGCGAAAATATGTATCTGGACTTACGACCGATCGACAACACACAAATACGGGTCACCTATATGCTTAACGATATAGACGAACAAACGTTTAAAAATTTCTTACAGCGTCAGGAAAAGTACATAGATAAATCTAGGGACTTGTCGAACATTTTCGAAATGATGGCTAATACGGGTGGTGACTTGCTGCGACAGTACGTGATAGACCCTGGACGACATGACGAAATCATCAACCTGTTACATAAAATCGTGGACTATGGAAATGATATTTTTGAATCAATTCGTAAACGATACAATTGTCGACTTCCTAGAAATATTTATGTGTGAGTATTTTAAGATGATACTCATACTGTTCTTGATTTTGATTGTCGTGTACCTGTTACCGGTCTACCCAAAACCCAGAGTGTATCACAATTTCATAACACCCGAAGAGAGGCAACACATCATCAAGAAGAGTGAGGAGATTCTCGAACCATCTTTGGTTTCAGAGGACCGTCTCGTGGATGATTCGGTTCGTAAAAGTGAAACGGCATGGCTTGATCGTAGTGATCCAGTGGTGGATGCCATCGTACAACGGTGTCTCAAAAATACAGACCGCCCAATCGTAAACTGTGAAAGTCTTCAAGTACTTAAATATAAACCGGGTGGATTCTATCAACCTCACCAAGATTTGGTCGAGGGGGACAAGAATCCAAGAATGTACACGTTTATTCTGGCACTCAACGATGCGTACGAAGGTGGTGAGACTGTATTCCCAAACCTGGATAAAACGTATAAACTCAAGGCGGGTGATGCCCTCTTTTTCGACACACTTGACAATTATGAGATGGAGACGTCCAAGGCTTTACATGGTGGGAATCCTGTAAAGTCTGGTGAAAAATGGATCTGTAATTTATGGGTCAGGAAGTATCCCTTATAGCGTCGTCGATACGTCTCTTACTTAATTCAAAATACTTTTCTTCGAGTTCAATCCCAATAAACTTTCTCTGTGTAGTTACACACGCTACACCTGTCGTGCCCGAACCCATCGTACTGTCAAGTACGACACCACCTTCATTCGAATACGTTTTGATGAGATATTCCAGAAGTTTCACAGGCTTCTGCGTTTCATGAATCGTATCACATTCGATATCAAATTCTATAAACTCTGTAGGGTAATTGGTGAACTTCTGACTATACTCAGAATTACCCGTCAGTTTATTATTAGGACCGAGATGATGACTCTGATTTAGCATCTTTCCTATACGCTTCTCGGAGTTTTTCTTCTTAATGTCCACGGGAATGAGACCCTGTGGGTTATACGTCATATTTCCTTTGTGTCTCGATGCAGCCGCTGCACCACCGGGTGAAAAGATTGCTATATCCTCTGTACACTTCATGGGTCGATAATTCGCGAGTAGATATTGGGTCGTCTTATTCTTTTTCCAGATGAGATTATACTTGAACCACTTATAATTACTGGATATGAGACGAGACGTAAACGGCTGCTGTCCAAAGAGGGCAACTACACCATGCGGTTTCTTGAGAATGCGGGTATATTGTTTCCACAGAGCATCCATATCTATGACGGTGTCCCACTTACACTTTGTGGATCCATA